AGGGGCCTGTGCCGCCCTTAGTATGGGATGTTTCCGCACAGGAGAGTTGACATGCCCACCATCATTGACCGATTCCGAGCACTGCGCGTTGAACCCAATAAGCATGTGACGTGGTCGGTCGGTGACACGGTAGCGAATAAGTATGTCGATGAGTACGGGCGTCAGCCGCCGAAGGTATTGCGGCCCAAGACCAACGCAAAAGGGTCGCACTGCTTCGCGCTCTACCCGTCGAAATGGATCCCCATCATCGACCGTATCATCCTGGCCCATGGCGTGGAAGCGCAGCGGCAGGGTGAGCTTTTCTGACCATCAGAACGTAATGCTGGAGACCCTCTTTTTTAATTGACAAGGAGGTCGCACAGCCTTTAGTATGGGATTTTTCCTAACCTGGAGAATTGCCATGGAAGAACAGCACCACTACAACGGCTTTACGTTTTCGCTCGACACGGAGGTGTCCCCGTACGGCAGAGGTCTGGTCGTCGAAATACCCGGCTTCGGACCCTGGTGGCTGGACCCGGCGTGGCTGTCAGACAAGGTTGACCTCGACGGACTGCCCGCCGACGAAGACTTCTGCGACGAGGCCTTCGCCGCGAGACTCAACGCCGCGATTGACGACTACATCGCCGTGACGCAGGCGGGGGGTTGACGTGACCGCCGACGAAAGGGTAGCCGCGCTGCTTCGATATCTCGACGAAGGGATACCGGCACGGCACCACAGGATTCACCAAGCCGATAGGTGCGAGGCCGCACGGGACGCGGCCCACGATCCAGGCTTCAAACGAATCTGGGACATCAAGGCCAGAATCCTGCGGCGCAGTGGGAAGGAGGGCAAATGAAGTGGCCAGCGGCACTGCTGCTCCGCTGCGCGGCGGCGGGGAGCCTGCTAGCGCCCCTGCCAGCAGAAGCCGACGAGAGCCGGTGCCTAGCCGAGGCGATGTACTACGAAGCCCGCGACCAGGGCTGGAGAGGTATGCTCGCCGTCGGCGTCGTCGTGCAAAATCGAGTCCGCGACGCGAGGTATCCAGATACCGTGTGCGGCGTCGTGCAACAAGGCCGGTACTGGCGCGGTAACCCCGTCAGGCATAAGTGCCAGTTCTCGTACTTTTGCGACGGTAAGCCAGAGCGGCCACAGGAGCAGGAGCCGTGGGCCGAGGCGCAGGATCTCGCGAAGACCCTCCTGACGACAAGGGTCGAAATGCTCGGCCTGGAAGACGCGACCCACTACCACGCTACAAGCGTCACGCCGCACTGGTCACGGACCCTGACGTTCCGACAGATTATCGGGCGGCATGTATTTTATACAGAGGACCGCTAAGGAGAGAACCGATGGCACACCAGCGCAACGCCGCCGCCGTCAAGGCCCGGCAGCAGTTCCTTTCGAACGAGATCGACGGCCACCAGTTTTGTCAGAGGCTGGAAGACCTGGGCTGGCACCCGGCAGCGGTGACCGTCGCCCTGGACGATATCCAGGCGCAACAACGGCTGGACAGTGAAGATTCAGCGGAATAACGAGGAGAGAACCGATGGCACAGAAGACCGTGCAAAATTACGCGACGAAAACGAAAGTCAGGAGGCGTCGGAGGCCACGGCCCCTGAACCACCAGAAGACCCTCGGGCCGACCGAGGGACGCCGCTCAAACAAAAAGAGGCGGGGCCAAGGATGACGGAGGTGCGCCACAGGCCATGCAAAAATTGCGGCGGTTTCGATGAGTATCTTTACTCGATTTCAGGCAGGCCCCTGTTTTACTGTGCAGACTGCGACACAAAGAGCGGCAGTGGTGCGGAACTAATAGGAGCCGACGAGCGCATGGAGGAAGAGACGGGGAGGTGACCTCCAGTTTTCAGGTCCCGCGCCCCGCTGTCCCCTTATAGTGCCAAAATTGCAAATTAAGAAAAAAAAAAAACCTCAGTTTTTGAGCGGGATTGGTGGGACAGGTGGGACAGTAGTGTACTGTCATGTTCTATATAGGGTTTTTGACTTTTTGCTGTCCCGTCAACCGTCCCACCAACTTTTGAAAAAAGGGTGGTGGGACAGCCGTTTTGGGGTGTTTTGTAGTGCTTTTTGGCAAAAATCCCTGTATACTACGGGCATGTGAAATTTTTTGGTCCTTTTAGCAGGCGAACTTAAAGCTAGGCGGTGGGACAGTGCCGGGACAGCGTTGAAACTAAAGGAAAAAGACCGTTTTGAGGCCCCTTTTTTGGCCCCTTTTAGACCCTTTTAACCCGCACCGTCCCATCAGTTGGTGGGACCGAGGTAACCCGTTGAAACCAAAGGAGAAAACGATGCCGAATCGAAATAAACCGGGCCCTGGACACGAGCGGCTGCCGGTTCCGAAGGGAGCGCCCAAAGCGACCAAAGCGAAGCGAGGCCCTGACCGGCAATTGACGCGGCGTCAGGAAAAGTTCGTTAAGGAACTGGTTTCGAACGACGGCTTGATAACGCTCCGTGAGGCGGCAATCAGGGCTGGCTATCCCGCGGGAAGTGCATCGACTCGCGCTTTTGAACTCACGTCTCCGAGAATTTGCCCCCATGTCGTCACCGAGATTGCGCGGTACCGGTCGGAGCTCGACGAGATGTACGGCGTGAACTACAAACGCCACGTTCGAGATTTGAAGCTGATTCGCGACGAGGCATTAAAAAACGGTGCCTACTCGGCTTCTGTACAGGCCGAGTATCGCCGGGGTCAGGCGCAGGGCGATATCTATGTCTCTAAATCGGAGGTCCGTACCGGGACCATAGACAGCATGTCCAGGGAGGATGTTGAACGTGAGCTCGAAAGAATCAGAGCAGGATTTGAACCAGCTATTGAACTCGATTCAGTCGCCGTCGAAATCGACGAACCAGATTCCGAAGGAGGTGATGAATCGGGAGGCGGGCCTGTGGAGGATAATTAGCGATGGGTTGCAGTCTAGTGGCAGGCGCATCGAGACGACACGACTTGAAAGCTGGGCGATACCGGGCGTCCCCGATGTATTGCTCATGGAAGAGTGCGGTGGGTTTAGCTTTCTCGAACTTAAAGTGGTCAAGCGACGAACTGGCAAGCTGCTTCTCTCCCCCCATCAGTGCGCTTGGCTTAGTCGGCATTCCCGCGGCAACTGTTTTATTGTTGTGCGTGACCGCAGTCTGGATATTGGTGTTTACGCTGGTGCCGATGCTGTTGATCTTCGCATGGATGGGTTTGCAGCCGTATCGCCTCTGGCTGTTTTTGAAGAGCCGTACGACTGGGCAGAATTTTTCGAGTTGACCGCGCCTGTGTAGGGTGATATAGGAATAGTCCTTACCTTTAACGGGAGAGAGACTATGACTAAGCGACAGACGAACTATAAGAGGGGCTATCACATCGTGACCGAAGCCAAGGACAAGGCCAAAGCCAAGGACAAGGCCAAAGCCAAGGACAAGGCCAAAGCCGATTGGTTCGACAGCCATGTGATTGTTATGGGACCGAATGCTGATTTTGAGGCCAAAATGCGCGCTGCTCTGAAAAAGAAGGTTTGCGACGATGGAGTGGCTTGAAGACTGGATCCGTCGGCTTGTCGAGCGGCTGGCGAACTGGCTGGAGGAGCGCCCATGATTTGTCCGACGTGCCATGGAAACGGATACGTTTGGGGCGAGCACGCCGCTAGTGTCGGGCCGCTGTGGCTGGAACAAGACCGCGTCGTTGAGCAGTGCGCCGCATGCTCGTCGAGCGGCGAGATAGGAGAGAGGGAGCGCGATGACTAATTACAGACCCATGTTTGACTTTGGCCCGGACGAGCGCCAGGGCAATGCTCAAGTTTTTGAGACCCGCGACGAGGCCCTGGGTAGCGCCCGAGACCGCTTCCGGCGTTGGACGCAACCGACGGGATTCGGAGCCGACGAGACCGGCGACGACGTTAACTATCGTTGGACTGAAACCGAGGGCGATGTCAGCCTGCCGTCAGGTCGACGAGACCGACGCCGACGTTAACTATCGTTGGACCGAGACAGGGGGAGATGTCAGGCTGACGTGATGGCGTAGGACGCCGCGAAAGCGGCACGGCACGCCAACCGAGCCCGCCGGGTACTTCCGGCGGGTTCTTTTTTGCTTGTTTGTATGGGAGAAGTCCTATAGGGTGGGGCTCCCTACCTTATGACAGGAGCCGACACCATGCTAAATACAGTCGAAAACAGCCGAGCCAAAAAGACCGCAGGCCTTGCCGTGACATACCGAGCGGCGGGCGGAGACATGTTTGGAACGTGCCCGGATTCGTGCGCCCTTAAACCAACCGCGACCGGAACCCACGAGATTGATCGCGACTATGAAGCGGCGGTGCGCCGGGCCGTGCCGCGTCGGGGCCTTGCTTTCCTGTTCACGCATTTTCCGCCCGAGCAATGGGCCGAGGAAAATCAGGCAGGGCGGACGACCTTTAATTACAGCGCCGACACCCTGGCCGACGCGGCGCGGTGCGTTAAGAGCGGGACCGCCGCCGTTGCTGTCGTCCCGGCGGACTATTGGACCGACCGCGCCAGCGCGAAGGTAACTGAAGCGGGCGGAGTCAAAATGGTGCGGTGCCCGAACGAGACGACGGGAGTAGATTGCGCCCGGTGCGGCAATGGCGTGCCGCTTTGCGCCCGGCCCGACCGCAAATTCGCGGTGCTGTTTACCGCGCACGGTGCGAGCAAGCGCAAGGCGGGAGACCCGGCAACGCCCGGCGGCTGCTATGCGGCGGCTGGCAATGTGGCGATTCATTGGCGGCGCTTGTCTGAACGTCTAATGATGCCAGGGCAGACCGCATTGGGCGAGACCGATGCCGAACACGTCCGGCGCTTTGCGTCTGGGCTGGCTCCGCGTAGTGTTTTGCGGCACCATATAGCGGGCGATATCGGCACCGCTCCGGGCCCTGCTTAATTCTAGGGTTGCAATATAGGGCGAACCCTATATAGTCCCACGTACCGGCGGGGATGGCTCGCCGGATTTTATAGAACGGAGTAATTCTAATGAGCCTAATATATAACAGCGCGACCGACATCAAAGTGGAACGCGACTATCTCGCAAACCTGCAAACGCCCCAGCCGATGGGGAGCCGCCATGCACCGTACCCGTTCCATGCGTTTGCAACCGATACCGTCAACGCAATAGAAAAGGCGGGCTTTGCAATTGAGAAGGAAGAGTATGTTATTACGAAAGATGAAAACCGCTTGTTCGGTCTCCTGAATATATCCCGCCCGGTCGCCCCGGTCGCGCCGACCTATGGCGTCCCCGCTTTGTACCGGCCCGCCTGGAATATGCTAGTGGCTCTTCGCGGCGCGCATGATCAGTCTATAAGCCGGGGCCTCGCTATCGGCAGCCAAGTAGAGGTTTGCAGTAACCTCTCTTTCCATGGTGACCTCGGAAACTGGAGTTCAAAGCAAACGATCAATATGTACCTCCGTCTCCCCGGCATGGTGGCGGATGCGGTCGCCGGTCTCGGCCATGCAGGCAAGCGCCTCGTCGTTGATTTTGATAATTTCAACGCGGCTCAAATTTCGTCCGCTCGCGGCGATTCTATCCTGCTGGATATTTTCCGGGCGGGCGGTTTCAGCGCCTCGCAACTGGGCCGGGCCATAGCGGATTGGGACGAGTGCAGTTTCGAAGAGCATACCGCGAATGGGCGGAATCTCTGGTGGCTGTTCAACAGCGCGACGCATGCATTGAAGCCGACCGGCGCGAATACGAACCACGCCGACGTTCAGCACCGCTCCACCATTGTCTACAATAAATTGACCTCCGGTGCGCGGCAATTGCTCGCCGCTTAGGGCACCGCTTCCAACCTCCGGCCCGGCGGGTGATCCTGCCGGGCCTTTTCTTTGCCTGGACGGGCTGGGATTGTTCCTATATGCTTCTGGGTAGTTCCCGCCGTCCTGGCGGGAGAATAGAGGGAGACCAAACAATGATGTATTGGCAAGCTCTGCCGAATAGATCAAGCGCCGGGGTCAGCAACCGCCCCACCGTCGGGAAGCAAGTTAAAGTGCAGGAAGGAAACCAGCCGAACCATACGCCGTACCATGGCGAGGAATTGCGGAAGGGCGACGTGATCCATTGCCGCCACGATTGGGGCACTACGTGGCTGTTGCTCGGGAGGGGGTACAAGTGATGTACGGATGGAAAATCGACCGGGACTATTTTGACGGCGAAGCGACGGGCGTGGCCGGACCTCGCGGTGGCATGGCGGTGCTGGACGGCGAGGGCGAGACGTTCGCGCTTTACGATGGCGACGAGGTCTTGATGGCGAAGGGCCGAATTGTCGGGGATTATGACGGCTTCGAACCGCTGGACGACTTCGGCCTCGGCAATTGGGGTTGTGCCGGAATCAAGTTATCTGGCGAGTGGCTCTAGCACCGTGTCCGAAACCTCCGGCCCCGCCATCGCGGCGGGGCCTTTTTTATGCCTGCCCGGCACCGCCCGCGCTTCGCAGTCAATCCCGCCCTTGGGCCCGGAGCCGTGCCCCTGGAAACCTCCCGCTCGGCCCGCGCCTGATTCGCCCTGGAGCTTCGACCAAAAAACAGGGCGCCCGATCCCTGGTCCGATCCCTGGCCGATCCCCTGGTCCGATCCCTGGTCCGATCCCTGGCCGATCCCCTGGTCCGATCCCTGGTCCGATCCCCCGGGCGATCCCCTGGTCCGATCCCTGGTCCG